GTTTTTAGTATTCCAACCGGATGGGTTTTTCCGGGGGTTTTGGGAAGGGGGTTGGCGGTTGCTCATGAATGAGTTGTCCGCAGCACGGGCAAAGTTTAGTTTCGTGGGGCGGTTTTGGAATAACTTCCCCCAGGTCAGGCATAAAATACTTGTCAACTGCCTCATCATCTCCATTCCAGCGGTTGATGTCAACGGTTGAGAGGAAGTCTTTTCCCCCGGCAGCAAAGCCATCCCAGGCGGGTTTCTTGTCACAGTTCTGATGGATCAGCCAATTTGTGGCTCCGGTTGGCTTTGGGGGTGGAGCAGGTCGTTCGATAGTCCGGTTATCGTAATAGGCCGCAAGCCACCAGTCCCAGCAATTACGCCAATCTCCGGCTAGCGTGTAATCGTTGATCCAATACTTCCTGCTGTAAATGATCGGCTTTTTGTTGATTGCTTTTTCTATAGCTTCACACCAAGCGATAACCGCTTTGGTAATCGCGATTTTAGTCAGGCCGTGGTGGAGTTCCAGGTCAAGAACGGGGAATTTCAGATCCCAATCAGAGGTAGTATCCAGAAAGTTTTTTACTTGCCGATCAATGGATTCGCCCGCATAGAGAACGTGATAAGGCATGATGTAAATGCCAAGTTGGGAACACTCAGTAACATTGTACGCAAACCACGGGTCTTTATAGCCCCAAGAAATCGTTGCTCTGACCCCGGTGTATTTGACGCCGTTTTGGAAAGCGACATCCCAATGAACCGGGCCGTTGTATTTACTTACGTCTACGCCGAGTGAATTAGTCATGGTTCGATCCTTTATTCAATAATTTTGAGTACAAGCGTAATGATAGAGATTAACAAGGCTACCAGTGAGATACCCATTATGATAGTTAGTTGTGCCGTCCTCTAGTTGGAACAGGCAGGGTTTCCATAGTTACTCCGATAGTTGCAAGACGAAACTGATAACCGACATGAGAAAACCAATTACGCCAATCGCAAGACCAACAATCGCAATGCCGCTGGTTTTGTTGAGTGCATCTTGACTGGCCTTGCCCTCGAGCTCGGCCCGGCTCTCGCGTAAAAACTTGATGTCATCGAGTACTCGCCTGAGATCGGCGGTGTACTCGATGCGGGTGATGGCGTTGTGCACCAGAGCTTCGATGGTGGCCCGGAATTCATTTGCCGCCTCCATTCGTAAATCCATTGCCCGCAAAGCAACTTCGATAGATAGCTTTATCGCCTCTAGCCTGGTATCTACGTAATCTCGGAGAGTGACAGTATCTCCGGTGGAACGAGTCTTTGTTGTCATTCTGCCTCCTATGCCAATATGCCCGTTGTCAAAGTCTTCGTCCGCAAATCATCATACGCCGCCCGCAGGGTTTCGTATGCCACTCTCAACGCGTTCAAATCGGCCACTGTTGCGTAGACTGCCCCGGCCTGGGCGTTGTCAATCCCGGTATAGGCCGCGCCCTCGCCGTCGCTGGTATAGGCCGCCAGCACCGGCTGCACAATCGGGGTTGCTCCCCAAAAACTTTGTTTCTGGTTTGCCGCTGTTCCGTGCATGCTGCCCGTGGTCGTTCCAAAAACAAAATTCTTGGCGTCGGTCAATGTCACAGTCGCTGACGGCGTCAGAGTCATGTTCCCAACTGTGGCAATCGTCAGCCCACCCGCTGCTGCCACCGTAAAACTGGCGTAGTTTGCAGCGTCATACCCCAACCGCAATTGCTCAGTAATCGCCAGGGAATGTAGCTTTGCTGCCGGTGCTGCCGCTCCACCCCCGATAATAACATTTCCTCCAACGTCCATCCTTAAGTGGGTCGTGGTATAGTTGCTGATTGTTAGCAAGGGGCGGTTTGCAACCGCTACGTTTGCCGCTCGCAGTGAGATATTCAGCACCTCGCCAGTGTCAGTTACCAGGTCGGAATTGCTGTCGGCTACGAACTGGTTGTTTGCTGCACTGCCCGTTCGATTCCCTTTTGTTGTCAATAGAGGGGTAAATAATCCAGCCCCACCGGTGGCATTGGTCAACTTGAAATAGGCGTCTGCGGTCGCTACGTCGTCTTCATAGCAGTTGAATTTTGCCCCGTTTGTTGTGACGGTAAAGGACCCAGTCCCCGTGTAGGAAGATGCGTTTGTGATCCCGCTGATATAAATTCTATAGTCGCCCGTGCCAGCCGATGATCCAAATGTGGCATTGCCTGTCGGGTCAAACCTAAGGACGGTAGATAACGCAATCTCGTTGGTTTTTACAATTCTTAAAAGTAAGGCCGATGAGTAGTTTGTAGCAGAGGGAGTACCAGATATACTGGCTCTGATGTTGCTTATTTCTCTGAAATCCCCATCAATATATCCATATCCGATATTATTATAAATAACATCACTGGATTGTACGCTTGCGGGGGTTGCCAACGAGCCTCTAGCGAACCTGTAATAAGTGTTTGCTCCCGATGTGGCGGAATCTTGATATGCGGTTATTCTGTTTGAGGTTTGCCCACCATCACGCCAGATATCAAATCCTACACCAACACCATCATTAATTTGAATTGTACTTGAGAAAAGAGATGGTCTAGTCAGTAACGAGTAAATTGCATACGAGCTGGTTATCCCTGTTACCGACCTAGCACCAATATGCACACCTGCTGCAATACCGACAGTACCACCATCACTACACGCTGGCAAACTACAATCGATGGCCCATGCCTCGTCAATTACCGAACCCGCTCCACTTACATACGCTGCGCCAGTCTCAATTCCCTTCCATTCGGGCAAAGTAAATCCAGCCGAGTGATATAGGACGGTGTAGATTGAACCAAACTCCTGTATGGTTGATTGACCAGCAACAGTATAGTTTCTAAAAAACGTATTCATGTGCTGGCTACCAGCACCTGAGTACGCATACCCATCAAAGAAATTGACGGCGTTCGCTCCAGACGAGGTAGTGACCTGTCCGGAGAAAGATGTTTTCCCCGTGACAGCTACGGCAGTAGCATTAGCGGTTGATCCCAAGTAGCTTGTGCCATTTACGGCAAACGCCCCTACTGTGGGCGCTATGTTAATCGCCACTCGCCCGTTGATAGTGTCCACCACCAAAACGTTGTCCACAACGCCGCTTTGCTCAATTATCATGGCGGAAACAGAAGCGAGATTGATTTTTTGAGCGGCGGTAAAGATATTTTCTTCTTCTAGCAGTGCAAGTGTTCCATCTGCTGGCAACGTCCCGGTAAACCCACCTGTGACTATTACTCCCCCACCAGCCATTGAACCACTGCCTGTAACAACCGATACCCAAGAGAAAGACCCCGTATCCACATCATAAATAGCAGCCCACCCCTCTTCCGGGCTGTTTGTAACCTCAAGAAGAGCTGGAGAGATGCTGCCTTCTAGTATTTGATATTTTGCTCTTATTAGCTCTGCTGTCATACCTATACCGCCTGGGCTGCTGGCCCATAGATTCTACGAAGCTGCCCTGCATTATGTATCAACACCTCAAGGGTTTCTTGGCTGAGGTGTAAAATAGAATAGTTCTCTAAGATATATAAAACCTCAAAACTAAGCTCACTAATCCTAGCCGAGGGTTCAGGAACAGATAAGACCTCAAATGAGGTGCTACTGTTTCTTATTGTCCTGGTTGCAGGGATTATAAGAGCCTCGATGGAGGTAGAAGAATTAAAAACTGACATTAAGACACCAATTTGAGACCGTATTGAGAATTATTAATACCAGAAACTGTCCACCAAGAAGAGGTAGAGGGGTCTGTTTCTTGTGTGATACAAGAAAAAGTATAGGTATCTCCAGGAGAAAAACTAGACCCATCATATTCTGTGGTTTCAACATAGAAAACGGGAACGGCGGTTCTGGAACCAGCATCGTCTTTCTTTGCATAAATATTTACTTGGGTTCCATAAATGCTTCCAGAGGTAGTAACTAGATCAGAAAATGTATAGAGATCAGTATAACCTGAGATTGTAGTGTGATTATAAGTAGTATCATCATCAGGAGTGGTATCATCAACATTTTCCCAGTTTTGGCTTCCAGAAGGTACTGGCGTCCATTCAGCTTTTAGTCCCGTACCAGAAGGTCGAAGACATTCTACCCTGGCATCCCCAATAAAGTCCTTATTAATTGTTCCAGAACCATCAAAGATATAGAGATCATCATAGTAGCCAGGTGCACCAAATAAACCAAAACTATTGGCATAACTGTTCCCGGTCTTAGCTGTATTAACTCCGGTAAGGGATAACCCAGAAACACCGTTAATTCGAACTTCACACGTTCCAACCGATGCACTTACTGTAACATAGAGCTCAATATAGTACCAAGTATTCAAACTTACAGCATTAGAAGTAGTTCCTAAAAGAGTTTGACCTGTACCGAAACCGTTATAAACAGACAAGGTCCCGTCTGTATTTAGCTGAAGAGAATACTGGTCTGTTCCAGCATCTTTTGCTACGATTAGATCATTTCTGGTAGAAAAACTGGTTGGGTAAAAAGCCATACCAATAACCCATACAGACTGATTATCCAGTGTTTTAAACAAGCCTGCGCCCGAAGAACCTGGGGATAAAATCCCAGAGGTACCATTTCTACCATAACTACCGGAGATGTTGAATGTCCCGGTTGTGGAATTATATTTTGTTCCAACCGCAGCCGTAGCTCTATCATCAAATGAATCTATAAATCTAAGCATTTATGCCTTCCATGAAAATCTAATGTGAACTGTAAGATCCGATGCAACTGTATCTCCGGAAACTAATTGAATCTGAAAATAATCGTCTTTTGAAAAAGTTGCCGTAGCAATATCCGTGGTTGAGGCTGTATATTCTCCAACCGCAATATCTAAATAAGAGGTGAGAATTGATACACCGTTCTTAAGTACATCGAGTCTAACAAGTGATGTAGCTGGGGCGGTATTTACTGCACAAAAGATTTCATCAACAGTCGCTCCGGTTACATCGTGAGCGTAGATTCGGATCGGTTTAATCCCAGCGTGGCTAGTAGAAAGGTAAGCCCCCTCTATGGTGAGAAGATACTGCTGATTTACTGTTACATATCTCGGGGTCCAGGTATTACTAGATTCTTGATAAGCTAAAACCTGGGTGTCTTCTGGAACACCACTGACAGCTACTCCGTTTAAGTAAGTATTAGCCGAGTCGTAATCTTCAATATCAGCTAAAACGTGAGTGTGTCCAGTATTACTCTTTAAAGCCAGTAAGAGGTCTGTATCCTCTTGTGTATAATATCCAGAATAAAGGTACTCATAAGTAACGTAATCACTGTGAGTATGACCAATACTTCCAGAGGCTGTTACCTCGTAATCTACGAATAAATTATCCCCTTCATAAGTATCAAATAGTACGGTAAAAGCGGTTGTTCCGGTTTCTGTGTACTTATCTGGACCTTGTCTTACACCATTATAATAAACTTGTAAAGTACCCGGGATGAATTCATTTAGCGTTGTAAAGCTGGTTCCGGGTACTTGTATACCAAGCTCCTCATTAAATACACCGGATTGAGTAGTGCCAGAAGAGGTTGTTAGCCCAATCGTAACTTGTCTATCTCCAACGTCTGTAATAGTAAATTGTGTGGAGAAATCAAGAATCGTAACCCCAGAAGAGACAATTACATCGTTATTCTCAACAATTATACCATTAGCAGTAGCTTCGATATCATCAATCCTGTATCTAATATGATTTAGATTGTCTAAGATTGATGCCCCACTTACGGGTATGTCTTCTGAAGAAAGCTCTGCCTCATCATAGGCTACCCTCGTTTGAGGAAGGTATCCGATGAAACCACCCGGTGGTCCGCCACCGCTGCCAGACGAGGTAGTATACCCCCCAAGATTTAGTGGCTGGGCCTTTAGGTATCTGACAACATTGTCCAGTGAAGTATAGAAAACCTGCTCAAAGCGCATAATTACACTCCGTCATCTAAACGGATGACTGTGATAGGACTCGTAGGCATACCAGCCGAATGATCTACAAAAGAAGTAGTATAGTAAGGAAACTTCTGCCAGAAAGTTTGTGGGTAGGATTCTAATTCCGGAATAGTAGCAAACATATACTGGGGGTAGTATCTATTAGAGGTTTCTATGTGATTTGCTCCAACAAAGTCAGCAATGTTTGTTCTCGGACTAAATACGGCATCGGCTGTGTGGGTTAAAAGTCTGTTATCATCACACCACGTAACATATTTACCGTAGTCTAGCTCACTTACCCGCCCACCAATTGTATTGTCCCCACCAAAATTCATAACCCTTAGGTCAGAAACAATACCACTAATAGTTACGTTAGAAAACTGGTTATTATAGATTTTAAAGTGTGGAGGAACATTGGAGGCAATATTAACTTCTTCCTCGTTGATAGTCATAACAAATAAACCGCTACCTACAGTATAGGTTGTAATTGGGTATGGGAGGGATTCTTCTTCTCGAAGAGCAAAGAAGTCGAAATCACGGATGGTATAACCATCTTCTCTTTTATCTAGTAGGTAGGATAAATCTACTCCACTTAGTATTATACTATTTTTAAGCTTATCGACGTAAAAACTCGTAGATCTAGTACCATCACTGCGACTAAATCCCGTAATTAGTTGGTTAGCATAGATAAAATTTCCCGTTCTACTTGTATCTAATTCTATTTGTGCGATAGTATCCCCGGCACCTCCGACTGGGATCATTTTTCCCAGGTAAGTACCATCCAGATAATAAATTGAATTATCCAAATCATCAAGTAGAACGGAAGTACTTATGGTAGACGGCAAAGACGCTATAGCACTTGTAGACATACTAGAGTTAATCTTTGATCCATCATATAGTAGGTAACCGTCTAAAAGAAAGTATTGCAAACCGTTTTTACTGATAAAACTCTTCTGTGGATGCCTACTCGGATTAAATGCAGCTTCCTCTGGGTCAATGTACCCAACAGTCGTATTACTACAAACTGGATAAGGAAGACAAACTACTATCTTTTGTGTGGAAACCTTATCAACCTCCTCTAAGTATGGGAGATTAAGTAGATAAACATCCTGCCACTCATCTGTTTTTGTAACTAGATTTAAACAACGACAGTCCCGTACTGATGTAGTACAGTTAATATATAGTTTATAGTAGATCTTAATTCTAATATTGCTCCTATAAGCAATACCATCTAACGCATACCCACAATGGAGGTAGTTCATACTGTTATTTGCTGCTGGATCTGAGCCACTACCTGCGTACAGACCACCATAACAGGGGATATCCTGAGCCTCTAAAGAATACAGACTTTTGGTTGTAACTATTGCTGTTTCACCATCGAGGTAGATACAATACAGGGTCATCTCACTACCTCGATAATCATAACTATTATTTTCTGTGGCTTGTGTATATTTTTTGTATATACCAAACAAATAGCATACACCTGTTCCGGCCATATATAAAGGTGTTGGCATGACTTGAACAATTCTGCGTTCAAATCTACTTACTGGAACGCTAAGTGTAAAGTCATCATCGTTTCTGTAAGCGCCAGATTCTAGGTTATAAGACACCGATTTTGTGTGAAAAGTGTCAAAACCATCACCAGCCCCGTCTAAGTTTCCTTCAATATATCCAGAATAGGTATAATAGAATACCCCGTTTACGAGCATTGCAGGGGTAAAAATGGAAAAACTACTTTCGTTATCTAACCCTAAAATGTTTACTGAGGAAAAAGCCAGAACCTCTTCGTAAGTAATATCAGTAACGCCTACAGTAATTTCTTCTGTACTTAGTTGAAAAATTCTTCCTGCATTAACCGTACCATACTTTACTCTAGTAACTTGCCCCCATGCTAAATCAGCGGTGATTCGAAACCATTGTGAAAAGAAAACATTGTACAAACCGTTCTCTGTCGGGTCATCCTGGTCCTTAACAAGGATTAAATCACCGCTTTGTAGTGGTACTCCATCCACGGTTTGGATTCCATTTAGGGTTATATTCTCAGTTGTGGCCGCACTTGCATAGGTCGTTCTGGTTGGGTGTACTCCGGGAATAAGTGCAGAATAGACAAAGTGAGATACAAAAACCTGCTCAGTTTCTTGAGATTTGTAGACTTCGATAACCTCGTAGGGACGTTCATCGTTCTCCCTGATTTGGCCGTCTGTATCCAAACCTTTCTTACGATAGATGGCTCTATCAAATACAGTTACTCCTGTATGATCGGGCCATTCTATATCTATTTCAAAAGTTTGTGGTTCATCATCTGTCCATGCACAATAGCCAAATTTTCCGTCTGATAGCATATATGTAGTTCTACCCTCATTTAGGGTATGTAATCTACCACGTGCCCCGGCGGCATAGCTATAACCGGTAACTACACCATCTTCATAGATATCTTCGGAGGGAAGAACACTGATGATTTTTGAATCCCCATCACCGGTGTTGTGTCCATAAGTTCGTCTGCTCCCCCAAAAATCGTCGGAATTTACGCCGAGGGATGCGGGAGCCTCAACTACCGCTGTAACTTTAGATCCGGATGATTTTTCTACGTCTGTGATAGATACATCTTCAAAGGATTCACCGATTGTAACCTGATAAGAATCAACCACTTGTTTACTATATTTAGCAATAACTACCCAGGAAAGATCATATCCCAATTCCAAAATTTTCTCTTCTGTAAGTCTATATCCGATATAAATATAGCTTGTGGCTTGATCAATATCACAAGCTACCGCTCTAACATCAGAATCTGTGTAAACAGTGTCATCGTTAGCCGTTAGGGTAGTGACTTCAAATTTCTGCCAGTTGGCAACAGAGTGGCCCCTATTAAAATAACAATGATTTCCTGCTATACAAGCAAACAAACTGTTCTTAATAATAAGATCGGTAACATTGTATTCATCTAGCCCCGTAGAAAAGCTTTCCCAAGTGGGGGTAGCAAGTTCTTTTCTATAAACGCCACTACCCTCAGTACCAGTATAAACATGACTAATAAACCCGTAATATGCTAAAAGTCTTGGGCACTGAAAATCTAAGACAATGGTTGTTAAAGCACCAGATCCAGAGATGTTTACAGAAATAGATGTAACCAGACCACTTCCCGTAAAGTAATCTGAGGAAGAAAGAACCACATCACCGACAACTACGTCCTGTAATCCGATCAACTCAAAGGTTCTAACCGGCTTAATTTCGGAGTATTCATTAAGAAGCTTATTAGCTAGAGATCGAGCAGTGGAGTTTGTTCGGATCCCACTATTTGCGAGTAGGATTGCACGTTTATCCAGAGTGGAACGTTCATAACCAGTCTTTATAGACTGGTCTGCAAATACCCACCCCTCCCCGGAATTACCGTTTCCCCAAACTACTACTCTATTTCTAAGCCCATTATCATCAAAATCGTGGGTATAGGTTTTGATAAAAGTATCATTAATTTCAAGATCAGGGCTGCTAAGGTCTTTTGAAAGAGTGCCAATCCTACAAACACCATCTGCATCAAAGTATAAATACCAACCGGACTGTTGTAACAATCCAAGAAGAATGTCCATCAAACCAGAAGGACCAAAGCTAGTGTTTTCAGAAATGTACACACCATAGTCATCTGTATCGTAAACATGAGTAACAGTGGCCTCATTCAGGAAACGTGTAATCCAATATCTAGCAGTTGTAACTGAGGTAACAGAAACAACATCAGATACAAAGTAATCTGCAATTTTCTTTGATCCATCTTGGGCATTAACTACAAACTGTCCAGTATTTGAGTTCTTTTCTACATTAGCTACGTAGAAGATACCTTTTCTAATACCGTCCTCATAGACTTGAACTTCTTCCCAGGGAGAGAAAGTAATACCAGTTTTATACTCTACTGTTAGTTCAATACTAGCAGTACCCTCACAGATACTAGCCTCTCTGGTTAAAGAGATAACTGTATCTGTGATGTCATTACCACTTTTCAATACTTGAAAATTAACTCGCATTTACCGCCTCAATTCCAACGTAGTTGTAAACCCAGATTTGGTCCAATTATGGTCTAAGCTAAAGATATACCAGTCTCCGCTTAAACTCATAAATGTACTACTAATTTCTAAAACAGAACGTGCATGAAGGGAGGGGCTTCCGGTCATGGTCATACTAATCTTATCAGTCAATCTATTATATAGATTAAGATTATACTCGGCTGCTTTTTGGGCTTCGGAGGTTTCATCAATATAGGGAAGAGCAGCTAGGATAGTTTTATAAAAACCAACTGGAAGAATCTGCTCATCTGAATCAGATCTTGGATCATAAGACAGAGAAGAGCTTTCTTCGGCATCTGTTCCCTGCCTACCATAAACAACAACTCGATTTCTTAGATCAAGTTCATCTATGGAGTAAGCAATATTCAGAACTGTTAAATCAGTAATTGGATTTCCTACGTTTACTGCTACATCGGCTACATCCCCAGGCTGTCCTGAAGTTCCTTTCATAACAAAAGGTTTCCTGTTTTTAAAGTAAATCCTACCGTTATGATCAGCCCAGATCGACCAGGTGATAATATCAGACAGTTGTTTCACAATATCATAAAGACTAATGATATTAATTTCAATATCCGTACTAACCCCAATTGTAAAACTTGTTGGGGTATACTCATACAATGATAACCCAATTAGCCCAACTAAGTCACTGATCAAGGTCTCCATGATAATGTTTCTACGTTTAAATGCTGTATCTGGGGTTGAGGAAACAATAAAATAATCCGCTAATTTTACAAGCTCATCTTGTGCAGTAACAGTGATGATATCATCTGGGGCTTTTCTTTCGATTTGTTTTACATAACCATTGAAAACAACCTCATGTTCATCCACATAACCAAGATCAGCAGATACAGTATCTCCAATATCAAGCGTTGTGGATTCACAGTCAAAAGTCATCGTGGCAGTTGCTGCACCGTGACTCTCTGAAACCCGTATTGAAAGTGGAGAAGTTACCCCAGGAATTGCTGCGTAAAGCTGTCTCATAGTTATTCTGGATAAAGCTCAAGGGCTACAGTATAAACGGGTGCGGTACAATCTTGAGTAATATCAAGAGTTTGCCAGTAGCTATCATCCCTACCAGCACGTACCGAGCTTACATAGACATTTAATGCACCTTGATCCCCTGAAAATACAACGGTAGTGGGATCGGTTGTAAGAGCTACTAAAGCCTCCTTATTACTTTCACCGACTACTTTTGCATTTACCGTTAGAACAGATTCATCATACCCAAAGATATGCAGAATTGTTCCACCCTGAAGGGGGTTTAGTCTTGCAATAATCTGCTTAGCATTATTATCCAGATCTTGAACATAAATTCTAATACCATCAATTGTCCACATAATTCACCTTATTTCACTGAAACCGTTTTTGTAACGGTTGAGGAGGAACCTGAGTAGTTAATTAAAGAATCCGCGAAGTAGGTCTTTAACGTTTCTGTTAGTACCTTACCATCAACAATTACTTGGGTGGATGAAGTCAATCTGAGGTTAAGATCTACAGATCTCAAGGTACTTGGGGAATTATCTCCTGTTACTAAATTAGGAACATCTTTGCCAGCCATACCAGCAGCCCATCCCGCCGGAATACTTCCCCCGGGTTTGGTTACTAAACTAACAGCCCCTCCGATACCTCCACCCATAAGAGATTGCTGTTGTAGAGTTCCCAGCATATTCAAACGAGCGGAGTTATAGTAACCATCTACCATCGGGTTCTGGTTAGTTCTAGCTGCGGTTGTGCCCACCATATTTAATTTAGCAGAATCATAATACCCACCAGTCATTGGGTTGGCTGTAGTTCCTATTACAGGATTAACGGTAGACTCTCTATCTCGACCTTTTGCATTTTGCAAATTCTCTAAAAACTCTGCCAGAGCACCATAATCAACGCCTCCCCCACCTCCCTGAGAAGCCCCACGAAGGGATTCTGAGTAAGGAACATAGAAAGACCCGTTTGCGGGTAAGTTATAAATACCATCCAGTTGTTGTCTATTTAGGTCTACAAGCTCTTCCATGAGCATCTGCATGACTTTACTGTCTTGCATTTCAAATGCCCATTGACCATCATCCGTTCTAACTACGGTTGGTTGTTCATTCCGTTTATAACCAAACTTTGATTCCAAAAGCCGTAGAACCGGCTCGTAGTATTGTTTAGCAGCAGCATATTCCTCTGCACCATATTTAGCAAAGTTTAAATTCTGAGCAGCGGCAATTTTCCCAAGCTTTTCTAGTTCCTTCTTAGCTTGTTCAAGATATTTAGGATCAAGTTTAAAGACTTCTTGAAAACTAGTTTGCAGTTGGATGAAGAAGGGATCGAAAGCCTCAATATATTGCTGAATATCTGAGTCATTAAAAGTATCCGGAAGTGTGGAACGTAGGGTGTTCCACTGCATTTCCTGAGCTCTTTTCAGAACCATGTTAGCTTCAGGATCAGAGAGATCTGTCATATCAACAACACTGGGCGGAATGATTTTACTCTTTTGAACATCTCGATAAGAGTTTACCAGTGTTCCCAAAAGCTGTTGTTCCAAAATATTACGTTGTTCACGCAAAGCTTCTCGACCAGTCTCGGTTCCCTCATCGGCTGCGGATTTTAAACCAAACCCAGTAACTTCTGGATTAACAAAATCATCGTTTATTTCCGCATTTAAAGCGTTGAGATCAGAGGTTAGTTTAGTAATTTCCGTAGAAGCTTCTATACTCCCAAGAGTAAAAACATCCATTAAAGCTTTGACAACACTTGTAGATTCTTCCAAACCAACAGTAGACCCGAATAGATCACCAACTACCTGGTTCGTTGAATAAGCCCCGCTATAGGCCCCACCGACATTTGCTTGAACATCTGCATAACCTTTAGACTTCATTGTTCCGCGTTGAAGCTGAGAGAGAGCATCCCTCCTTAGTTTTTCTGCATATTGCTGATATTCAACCGGAATGGCGCCAACAGGACCAGACTCAGCAGCTTGTGTTCTTACTATGGTTCTATTATAAGCTTCCCGGATAGCAAACTCTTCCGGGGTCATCTGTCTTTCCGCTAACGCATTCATAACCTGACCGGCGGTTGGGGCCCCCTCTTGTCCTGTAATTTTACTCGTATCTAACCCCATATTTTCTGCTACGGAGGAAATTAAGGCAACCAGGTTAGCTGAGGCAATGGCAGCTAGGGGAAGGTCCCTAAAAGCGGCGGAAGTTACAACAGCTTCAGCATTTGCACGGAGTCTTTCATCTGGGTTTTGATAGGGCTCATCTCCCTCATCAGGAGGAGCAGGCGGAAGAAAGTCTTCAGGATTGTATTCAATTTTAAGAGTACGAGCAGCAGCACTACCAAAAGCAGCACCAGCGGCAGCCCAGATCGGATTACCCCCACCTAGTACGGTACCTAGAATACCACCTGCAACCGTTCCCCAAGCTTCGGGACTCTTGATCCCGCCTTCTTGAAAAGGCTGAATAGCTGATAAAGCTGTGGCTGCAATGCCACCACCATATTGCGTAACCCCCGCCCCCAAACGGTCTCTAAAAGACCCCACAGTACTACGCTTACCAGCAATTGTGGTATATACCTGGGCTTGTAGACTCCCTAATTTTGCGGCACCATTTGTACCACTAAAATAAGCCATAGCTGCGATTGAGGCGGCTAAAGCCGGTCCAGCACTTCCAGCAGCTTTGGTTACACCATCTAAAGCACGAACCATATAGTCGAGAATTACAGTAATGTCTTTAAAGATGGTTAAGATTCCGCCTTCATCGCCAATTGTTTGTGCTAATTGAGCAAAAGTGGTATTAAGATTGGTAATAGCGGTTTGTGCGCCACTCATTTTAGTTTCAAGAGCAGCACCAGCAATACCAGCAGAACCCATTTGTCCAGCAACCATTCCCGGTATTTGATCTGAACCGGTAATTAAGGACATTAAAGCAGACTGATTACGAACCCCGCCCGCAACAGTGTAGGTAAGCTTGTTTAGTTGATCAACACTAATCAACCCAAGAGCTACCCTTCGATTAATATCATCCACAATATCAAGAGCGTTTCTCATCCGGCCTGAGCTATCTTCTACGGCCACACCAAATTTTTGAAGTGCCTCTGCCCCTTGCGGACTATACAGAGAAGATAACACGGCTCTGACTTTGTTACCGGTTTCTTCTGGGCTTAATCCACCGAGCTTTTCTGATAAAATAGCAATAATAGCATTAAGTTCTTCGGTAGAAACACCAGCATTTTCCGCTTGTTCAGATACGATAGAAAATGTGGTAGCAAGGGTTTCGAGATCCACGTTAGCAATTTTGGTTAGTGCAACCCACTTGTCGAGAAGCTCATTACCTCGTGATAATGCTTCTGTTGTAGACATTTCTTCACCGGCAGTTTGTTTCAAAGCAGCACTAAGAATGTCCATAGCCTTTGCTTGTTCAATACCAGCGAGCTTGGATAAAGTTAAGGAATCAGCAAGCAGTTTATTTGCAGCGGTTGCTCGTTCTACCGGGTTAGCAATTTGACCTGCTGCTCTATAAGCAGTAACATAACCCTCTAATACTTGATCAATAGATTCACCGGTAGCCCTTGCTACACTAGCCGCCTCTGAAAAGATCTGATTTGTGCTTTTCTGGGCATTACCTAAAGCAATTGTAACATCTAACAGTCTACTCTCATTTTCAATAGCCTGAGTAACAAGTTCCTGAAGTTTTTGAAAGGTACCATAAACAAGACCAACGGCAAGACCCCACTTAGTAACTTCAGAGATGTCTCGTCTAATAGCTTCACCAAAACTACGATATTGTTTCTGTAAAGAGTCTAGTACCTCTCCATTCTTAGTTACATGAAAAACAGAGCTCTGTCTTTCCCCGGATGGACCTTCTTGTGCAAAACGATAACGAGTAATATTAGATTTTGGGCCGAAGGGTTGTGTACTTCCTCCACCTTTAACTAGCGCCTCTTCAATTGCATTTGGATCAAAACCTGCTTTAATAGCCGCTTGCCTTGCGGCTTGGCCTGATTTATCTTGAAGTTGTGCGGCTGCCTGCTGAGGAGTAATTCTCGGCGTGCCTCGACCACTCTTAGGAGAAGGACCAAAATCACCCCAGACACCATTTACTTGTCTAATAGTATAAGCGAAATCCCTTAGCTCCTTGTCTACGTTTTTAAAATTACCGCTAACCTTAATGGCCCCGTCTTTTAGTTCGTTAATTCTTAAGCCCTGGATACTTTCTGCTTTAAATCCTGCCGAAGTTAAAATACTAGTTTCGGCCCTTAGGGTTTGTTCAACCGCTCCCTTAGCACCTGTTCCGCCTTTTCGGATTTTCCAATCCATCATCTGACGAAGAGAGTCTACCTGTCCCTGCCTTCCAGTCCATAGTTGTAAGGCATTTGCAGCTTGCTGTACTTTCTGCTGGGCTTGAGAAGCAGCAGCATTGGCGGCGGCAACAGTAGCAGCAGGAATTGTTGGTTGTAAACCTTGAGGAGCCTGCTGCCAGTTAACCTGCTGCTGAGTATGGCGTGTAGTAGAAGATGGAGCGGTGTAGGGTTTCCCGGCGGGGACACCTAAGATTCTAGCTTCTTCTGGGGTAATATAGGTAGAGGCAACAACACGGGGAGCGGAGTATCGAGAGTTTCTCGCTACCCGCCCCATTTCACGCATATAATCATTAACTCGAGCCTGTACAACATCCGTCAAAATCTTGTCTAATTCACGATTAATGTCTCCAACCGCTTTAGAAACAAAAACAGACGACCCACCACCAGCTCGGACAGTTCGTTGCTGTGTACCACTCATGATTTTAGATAGGGCGGATTCGGTACCACCTGAGGTTGGACTACCTCCATAAGCACTACGACGTATTACTTGTTCTAGTGCACCCTCAAGCTGCTTCAGGGAAATTCCCGCTTCTTGGGCAAGGGATTTCATTTCTGCTAGTTTTCTATTGGCATCATCTAATTTCGACATTTATTGTTCTACCTCACCTAGTACGATATTAACTCCGTCTGGTGCTTTATCACGATCAAAAACTTTATCAATCCACTGCTCAAGTTCTTTTGAACTACCATCCCAAAGAATTTTATCGGGCGGACGCTTTTCTTTTGGTAATTCATTGAGATTATCTACTTGCTGTAATTTTCTGATGACAAAACTAATAGTGTATGGAATTTCTGTCAGAGAAGACAGCTTAGGGTCTAGCGGAATATGTAATGCTTTAGATACCGACCATACTGCGGCAATAGCATTACTCCGTGCTATTTTTTTAGCTGCTGAGTAGATAATTCAAGAGAAACGTAATTCTGAATAAAAGTATTTTTAACTTCTTCAGGAAGATTCAAAACATCTTCGATGGCATGAAAAAATGGAGTGGTTAATTCTGGATCTGTATAAGTACCAAAATATACACAAGCATCCCTGAACGCTCTAATTAATTCTTTCTGACAAAGATCGTCTTCGACTTCTTTAGCGTATTCTGCATAGAGAATATCAAAGGGGCGGTCTGCAATCTTTTCCCGCTCTTTACCAATTACTTTGAGTAATTGTTTACGGATAGCAGCGGAACGCCCATCCTCCCAAGCATCAATTTCTGCCTGGTACAGTTCTTGTTCTTCCTGAGTAGCGTTTTCTTTTGGTTCCTTCGGCATTGGATAATCAAAATCTTCTTCGATATTATTTAAAATAGAATTAGATTTTAACAGTAGTGCTAACTCAACCAGGTTTTCTTTTTCAAGTAGACCCTTATCAGGAATAAAAGCCACGTATTCATCTGATTCCGGGTTTCGCAATTTCTTTCTAAACTCAGTAGCTCTACGCAAAGAATAAATCCTTGCTTGATTCATACTACTATCTGGAAGCAATCGGGCCCAGTATTTTGTACTACCTTCCCTATTCTCAATTTCAAATTCCTTACTCCAAGCAAATAGCTTTGTAATATTAACATCATTTCGTTCTGGGTGTAACATTTTTTATCCTTTCTGAGAAATTAAAACAAGGGCCTACCGCTTTTTAAACAGTTGGCCCTTGTTCCTAGAAAACCTTTAACTTATGCCCTTTACAGGTTATTAGACAGCGCCAGAATAGACGGTCAGCAAACCACTCTCAGAACGCCAGTTGAACGTCTGAGTCGCATTGTTGTTAACGTTGGAGGTAAACGAATCACCTACAACAGTCAGTCCAGCCACGACAACGGTCTTCAGAACAGTGTAGGGAGACGTGGTATCACAAGGATCGAGGATCTCCACCACAAGGTTCAAACCACTGCCGGTACAGCCTTCACCAAGCTGGAACTCGTATTCACCGGAGTTGATAGAACCTGTAGCTAACAGGTCAACAAGTTCAGTATCAGTATCAAGTACGGTAATCGTACCTTCAACACTAGGAACCTGTTTTTGATAGCCTACAATAGCCCGGTTGCCCATTTCCTTTACAGGCTGGACATTCAGGGAACCATTAATCGTAACGCTCTGTACACGATCAATCTGGTTAGCGGAGATCTTGATAATATTATCCCGGCCACGAATAGCAACAGGGAGAGAATCGTCGGAAATATCCGTCCAGTTAGTTCCGGTTGGGTTTGCATGGTAAACAGCAATCAACTGTGCTGAACGGGAATCATACGTGGTCAAGGTAGTGCCAGAGACACTATACTGACCAGTAGCTGGGGTACCCGTAACCTCTTCCAAATATTCTCCATCGAGAATAACGGACAAGAGGTAGTTACCATTTTTCAATTGCAACGGGGTCTGAGTCAGAGTAAAGGAAGTCGTGCCGGTCACATAACGATCAGCCACAACGTCAAACTTTAACAACCGCTTCTCAGAACCGATTAGAGTATAGTCCTCAGTTGCTTCGCCATCAACAGAATAATTGAATGAGAAATCGCGTACCTGTAATCTACGACCATGAATAGTCTTGGCATAATCTGCGACATCTTCATCACGGATGTAAATAGCAACATCAGCCTCATCCAAAGAGCCCAGGGCTACCCCTAAGGCTGGATAAGAAGAGGAACTATTACCCGTGAGAGCTGCCCACAGTTTAATACCAACATCATACGCCGAGAAGGTCACAGTAACATTCGGAGTATCACGCACGATACCGACCTTATTGGGATTTCCCAACTCATCAATATCCGTAGCGGGGATATCCGTGTTTAAACCGACTCTCTGAATTCTGGAGGCGAAGTAAGTGTCAGCAGGGCCGATCAAGCGCAGACCGACGTGCTGAGAAGGAATTGAAAGACGTTTCGCCATTAAGTTGTATCCTCCAATTACGGTTTATCTAGCGTCGCAGTGAACATTACTTCAGCTCGCCAGTATAATTTCTCTGTTAGTTCGGGACGTATCCTAACAAATTTGATCTGAATATTATCAGTAACTAGATTTCCCAGTTTCGGTAAATCCGTTGGGGGGAAACCCAGGTCGTAGTCATAAACAGGAATTGACTCTTTTAAAGAGTGAGCAATTCGGTATGCAAACTCGTCTCTTTGGGTTTTATTCTTAGCATATACTTCAATATACCAAGTTCTAGTCGTACTAGTATCTCTATTACCAAGTTCAAAACGTTGAAAATAAAGATTATCATTATCTACAGCAATCGTTGGGAGGGTCAAAATAGTTTCGGGGAAACCGTCTGCAATGGTAATTCCATTAACATCTGTAAAAAGACTCTCTGCCCAATAATAGACCGCCATATCTTCTTTTCGTTCTCTGTACATATGTTAATCCCCAGACTCTTTTGTAAAACGTCCTGTTCGTTTTGAACGAAATTTTGTAACGTCCTTGTTTTGTTTACCCCTGTAAACCTCAACATAAACTTTTTCAGTCTGATCAACAAGAACGTAGTTATCCCTTACCGCACGGATACCCGCTGGTTGTTCCATATCTTGTTGTTCTAGGTCTCGGAGAAGAGCTTGTTTTCTGTCGAGAATTTTCTCTCGGAGTTTTCCACGAAGGTCGTAATAAACACTCTTGAAAACATCATCAATTTCTTTTCCGATTTTACTGATGAAATGCTGTCCCCTTAGCTTCGGGTAAGCGGTTCCCCCACCTCCAGCACCATAAGCAGAATGTCCATACTCCAAAAGGGGCCAAAATGGTGCTTCATCATTGTTGAAGAGATTTAACCGGGCAGCAATTGTACTGTCATATTTCTCGGCAAAGCTATCAGTGACATCAACCATTTCATATTCTTTTGTTTGCCGGTTATACTTCCTTCGAAGTACCATCCTACCTTCTCGACCAGCACCATAGATCTTCTCTTTCCAGAAATGACTTCTCATACCCGGGTCTGCTACAACCTGCATTTCTTTATCACTCTGTAGTTGTTCTCTAACTGTTTCTACGGCAGCAGCATAGAGCTCTATATCACCTAAAGGAGAAAAATCCACAGAAGTAATGATTTTGTTGTTCTCAGTATCATGAACAACATCAACCATCTCAGGGTATTTTAATGTACAGGCACCAACCATTTGATTTACAAAAGCAGCATAATTAAATTCCCCGCTGGTATAAAGTGCCTTTCTAACGTGCTTTAGAAGAATCCCCAGTCCTACCTCATCTACAAGATTTGCTGCTTGTTCAAAAGCTAGGATACTAGCATGGTCTTTATCACCATCTGATAGGTCTGAAGTACCATCAAGAAGCTCATCTAGGGCACTCTCAATCAGCCTTCTCGACCTATCAATATCCTCAACAATTTTGGCTTCTTCTTTGAAAATATCATCAGCTGAAAAATGATCTACAGTACCAAATATATCTGGAACACTGTATTGTACTTTATCATCAGCCATGTTTATTCTCGCTCTACATCACCAAATACTGCTGAAAGAACTGCTCTTTTATATCCATTAGAGTAATCAAGAAATAGTTTTCTAACCGCTCTAAATTCTTGGGTTTCAGGCCCAAGCGCATCCTCAAGCTGTTTTAAGAAAATTGCCTGCATTTTCTTGTTCTTTGAGGAAATAAATTTTATGATATCTTCTGCATCCACACCTTGAATAATTATACCATTACTCATCAGTTTTTATCCCTTTCTACACAATCCACGAGAATCCTATTAATCTCGGGTACACCGCGTAAGATTCTCGATTTAATGTCCATAGTCCTATTATCAACTGTTACTGATATCGCATCATTTACAGTTGCTTCATTGGCTACAGTATATTTAATTTGAACTCTACAATCCCCGACATCGGTTTGTCCACCACGTTCCCATCCAAGTAATTCAGAAACACCCCAAGTAATATGTCCTGAGATTTCTGTCCCACTGTAGGTATAGATATATCCCTCTCCAGAACAGGTAGGACAAAAAGCATCGAGCGCATCCCCTGTAATGGGGTCAACCCCACAAGTAGTGCAAGCCACAGAGGAAGCTACAACATTGAATGTAGCAATTCTCCCAATAGCTCCACGAATGGAGTCGATAATATCTACAGTATTACTTGGAAAAACGATATAGGTCACAATACCTCATCGAAAATTGTAGCAAATCTAGCTGAGACATTCTCCCAATCATAGATGGGATTATTAAACTTCTCTTCTGATAGAAGTGCCAGATTGGCATATAACCCCGGTTGCTGATAAAGTTCCTCAAGATTTTGAGCAAGCCCGTCAGCAGAAACTAACCCACCGAGGGTCATAGTATCCGGTTGACGGGTCCATAAAGAGATTGGAATCAGTAGACCAATATCTCTAAACAATTCAGCAGATGCGCTGTTATCTGGAACAATTTGGGGAATCCCAACGGAGGCATCTTCAGCATTACAAAGACCCCAACCCTCGCCAAAGGAGGTATTAACACCCACGTCCGAGGCATTTGCAATTAAGTTAAGTTTAGCAACAGGGACGGTTTGTATTTGTCGAGTCCCGTTTGTTACAATGAGACGCTCTTCAACACCAAAACGTCTACAAAGTTTGGCGATATCCCATCCTGCATCCTTTAGTCCCATATGAAGATGGAGTTTTACATTCTCAGGTTTATTCTTTGCAAATTGTGCAAAGCCCTCAATAGTAGCATCAATCTTCTTTCTAGGCTGGTTTCGGTTACGATTCAGTACAATAAAAGAGTTGTAAAAGTCTTCCCGATCTGGGTACAGAATCTTCTTCAGGGCTTGCTTTTCTTCTTGAGTTCTAAACAACTTGCAGAAGTGCTTTTTATTGATCCCATGAGGAACGATATCCAGTTCCATTTGAGGAACTGCTGTCCTTACAACATCGTAACCGAACTTTGTATAAACAACCGCCCTATTCACAATATCGAAATCGGTGAACCACTCCGGGTCAAATTCTGACGAGTCTACGGGGAAATAAACGACAATGTTCGGGAGAATCTGTTTATCATATGCCTTCTTGATTTCCTTCAGATATTTGGCAATAACCCAAACATCATTCAAAATAAAAATCAAATCCGGCTTTTTCGCTACGAGCTCCGGAATCCGACTAAATCCCCAGATATCCCCTCGAATAGAGGCTGGGTAGATAGGCCATTCAATTTCATGTGGATCACCAAAGTAATTCACACCCAACTGAATTAGCTCGTATTTATTTGTAAGGTTCTTAAAGATATTATGAATAACTTGACTAAAGCCTGTCGGAGTTGACGGGCTGTCCGCAATAATCAAAACTTTTTTCACTTCCTATTCCTTTCATTTCCCATTTACTTCGTATGGGTTATCCTTAAATCCTGGAAGAGTAGACTTGTAACTGTTTAGTAACTTTTTCTGTGGGATTTTTAGAATCGAGGTTAACTCTTCCCAGTCCTTAGCCAAAGAGGCTTGACGCAATTTTGATGCTTCAATATTAGAGTAAGAAATCTCTGCGTCCTTCCAGCTACCAACAGTCCATGCACTACCTTGTAATGTACCCTCTTTTGTTACAATTGAGGACATTAAAACAATGGGTCTTTCATCACCAGGTTCGATAATAGGGGGGTTAGGGAAAATATAGGTCCCACCAGGATTCCTATAAATATTATAAGTATCGTCAATCAGATACTTATAATTCCACCACCGTTGGAGGGCTTTAACACCCATAACTAATGACGTTCTAAGCCACTCATCTAAGTAGCGATACGCTGTAGAATCGGTATCACCAAGCTGAACCCTTAAATCTTCAATTAAGTAATCTAAGTTCGTGGCTACGGAAATTGGCATTACTCACCAAACTCGGCTCGCTGGATCTCTGCAAGCCGTGCTTCAATTGCTTTCTGCATTTTTGCTGATTTACCTTCAGCTTCTGCTGTATCCAGAAGACGCTTTACGGTAGCTTCGGCGGTGATCTTATTCAACAGGGAGGTCAGCTTCAGGTACTGGAAATTTACGGCTTCTGCAACTTCTGCGTCAGTCATCTCATTCGGGCTACGTTCAGGAACCGTGGTTGGACGGTTGAATTTGATAATTGCACCGATATTGAAAAGCTGCCGATTCATCCGAGTAAAATAAGTATCCTGTTGTTCTGACCAGGTATCAACGATCATATCATCCTCGAGTTTACGAGGATCACCCTTAAGAATACGTCCTTCAGGTTTATTCGACCACGGGTTGATTACCATAACATGAACCTTGCCAACAGTGGTTTTCTTGTAACTAGCATAGGGTTCATTCACCTGCATTTTCGAAAAAACTACTGAATCAATAATATCCTGTTGCATTAATTTACATATCCTTTCAAAGAAAAATTTTAGTGGGGGAGGGCCTAAACCCTCCCCCAACTTAGTCCTTAGACAATCTTGATTACGTGAATACCCTCAGCCTTCGAAATCAACAGACCGAACTGCTGATACATTTCCAGCCAAGTGTACGGGGGAGTGGGGGCCATATCATCCCACATCTTGGTGCGAACATCACCGTAGGTAATGAAGTCACCAACATTGTTACCGATCACCAGGATCTTATCCGTGGGGAGCAGGGTGTTATGATCTTCAGGGTTATCCCATTGCTGATTCAAAGCAATCAAGGGGGCACCATAATAGCGACCCAGAGAACCGCGAGCCACAACTTCAGCCAACTGACCATCAACGCCAACCGTAGTACCCGAGCCATTGTCCCAGAAAGCACCGAACTTGGTGATCGGGGTCATCAGAGAACGGATACCAACGACGGCTTTCACACCGCCAGCGGTCTGATTGATATTGTCAATAGCATCTTCCAGGGCGGTAGCGGTGACGGCGGTAGCAACCTGGGTGAAGTTGTCAGGAGTATTCGCAGCAGTCCAGACTGTGGTCAAAGCAGTGAAAATCTTATTCATAAAATAATCACGCATCTTCGCAGCCATTTCTCCACGAATATCGGACAGGGTACCAATTTCACCGGATTCCATATCCCAAGCACCCCAACCAACTTTGATATTAGCACCGTCCAGAACATAGTTCATACGTTCCGTAACGGTAATCTCACTACCAAGATGGATGGAACCGGGGACAAGCGTCCGAACTTTCATACCCTTGCGCTGCTTCACAACCAGGCTATCACCGGGTTGCAGAGAGCGAGAGTCGAGCAGCATACTCATAAAGTCAACCGCAATGTGGTTGGGCTGAACGAACTCAGTGATAATTGCAGCCAAAGCATCCCGTTTATTACGATCCTTAGCAGCCGCTGCAAAAGCTTCCTTTAATTTAGTGTCTTCCATTGAGGAATCCTCCGATTAGTGTAAAATCTTGAAGGTCAGCTTGCCAGTCGCAGATTCGTACTGGTAAACTTCAGCAACAGGATTGGTTAAAGAATACTTCAGCATACCTTCGGTACCAGCAACGTCTTCGGCGGTGTTACAAGCAGCCAGGGGGCTGCCAGGAATTTCCACTTCAGCACTATAAACATAGGCACCAGACGGTACAGTGTAGATACCCTCACCAAAAGCCAGAGAAGGCACACCACTTGGAATGGTCAAGCCTTCCTGATGACCGGGCTGGGTGAGGTACACAGTCGCGGAAAACGGAACGTTACTAGTCTGATCCCATCCATTGCGTAAAGCATAGGTATAGGAGGGAACAGGCTGGTAAATCGGGGTCTGGCGATTGTCCTGCGCCCAGGTAACGCAATAACGAGCCCGGGTAGATTCAGCGGCGGTAGCCGGAACCTTACAACCAGGCAGGTCAGAGCGACTACCAAAATCGTAGCTAAAAGTTTGGCTGGTCAGTACGACCATGCGACCTTCAACCACATCGGCAGTAGGAACAACACCAAGAACAGTGTTACCAAAATGATTAATTTCCATTGTTTCTACCTCTTACTTGATGTATTTTTCTCGAAGAGCCAGGCCCAAAGCTTTGGGATCGTCATACTGAGCATTATCTTCTAAATTACTCAGATTAGGCAGTTCGATTTTTGTAGACGCTTTTGTTTCTTTGGTTACGGACGCAAAGGAGATCATCTCTTGTACCATGAAATCCAACGCTTCCTCCGTCAGACCTAAAAGCAGTGATTTCTTCTCACTGAAGAAGCTCTCGTCTTTGTTCAGACCAGCTTCAGAAAAGCGAGTTTTGATAGCAGCGAGTTTTTCAGATTCTTCGCGTTCTTTCACAACGCTGGCCTTAAACTCACGCAGTTCGATCAACTCACTATCCTTTACTTCCAGGGCGGCGGAGAGTTCGGAAACCTTCGCATCTTTTTCAGCTAGACCTACATTAGTATCTTCTAGCTGTTTCTTCAGAAGTTCTAGTTCTTCCACTCTTATATCCTCCACAGCAGAATTTTTCGAAGCCGCAGCAAAGATTGGAGTTCTTCCTGCATAAGCTGGCATTGAAACCAGTGTGATACCACGCAAGGTAGTATCTTTTAGAGTCTCAATTCCATCTTCCTCGGTTTGGGAATTATCAAACATGATTTCCCAAGAGAGTTGCGGGTATTGTCCGGTTTCAACTAGATCTTTGATGAGGGCAACGTCCTCTTCTCGTTCTCGAGTCCACAATGCGGCAATCCCTTCAATCTTATCCCCAATGTCCCGAAGATGGGTAATAACACCTAGAGGATGGGCCTCATCGTGGGTCTCATTGATCCGTCCAAACATCATCTTGACAGGTGCAAAGATACCCGACTTTATTAAATTGGCGAATTCCTCTTTAGGAACCCGTTGCTTGTTTTCATTGGGTTTGTCATCCGTAAGGATAAACTTTGCCCACATATAGGATGGATTCAAAGACAGAGCGGCGACAGCTTCGCCATCTGTACTCTCTTCTCCCTCTAGTTTATATTGTACCAATTCTAGCTGTTTTGTGGTAAAAATTGCTCTATTCATTGCTCACTCCAGCCGTTTTATTAGTGTTTTCAGCCGTTTTTGGCTTATCTTGCGGCGTTTCTGGTTGTTTAGGTGCTCCGGGTTGATTGGAGTATGGTTTCGGTGCGAAATCATCCAACCCGTAGCTTTTCATAGTATCTTTATCATCACTCAATTGCTTTGCTTCATCTTCGAAAACATAGCCGAAAGCATCAACATAAGTCGAGCGGCTCAGGTTTCCAGTATCATAGAGATTACGGAGACCTTCGATAAAGTTTACAAAGCTATGCAGAGAAATGGGTTTGAATCTAACTTCCGGATAATCACTAAGATTATTCTCGGTAGCAATTCTTTTGACAATATCTTTAATAATCTGTAAAATCTTTCTCTGCATATTGTTCATAGTTTTTACAGGAGAGAGAGTAGCATATTCCGGTTCTGAGGTACCAGATCTTTGTGATTCGCCAGTGGTCAGAATCCGAGGAAATCCAAGAGAATAGAAAATATCTTCGTTCACACCAATATATTTCTTATCATCTAGGATGGGTTCCAATGGGGGATAGACCCACTTGATTTCTACAGTATGGTTTGTGAACAACTGGAAAATCCGCTCGAGATCGCGTCCACCAGAATTTCTATAGGTCATCTGATCTTTCAGACTCTGGAATGTTTCCGACTCGTCTTCCGTTACTGGAAAATCATCACTACCAACTTTGAACTGCTGAATAGCACCAATCGCCCTAGCTGCCAGGGAGTAGTCCAGTCTTTTTAGGTTTCGTTTATGTTTTAGACTCTCAAGTGCAGCATGGAGATAGGGCGTTGGGTAGCTACTATCTGCCAGCGGTTTTCTTCGAGATACAGTATATTCAGGTTCTAGCTTGAATTCTTTAGTTCCCTTACGAACCTCAGCTACAAATACTGGATAGTATTTTAACCATTTTTCGTACAAAGGTACATCTGTAGTACCATCCGGATACATACCTTTATTTGTAATAAAGAAGATGGTCTTATCGGGAACAACTAGATAGTAGGACAGCATATCTGATTGTTCTGGGGAATTGATTTTAATTGTCGAAGAGTCTCTGACCCACATAGAAACAGGGACGGAGATGGTAGACATCTTCTTAATCCCGTATTCTCTGAAATCAGAGGTTGGAAGGCTTGCAAATTTTACTTCGGGATAAACTAAACCGGTTAAAAGATATTCAACAGCACAGGTCTCAGCAAACTCTTGTAGCTTATCCTTTACAGCCGTAAAGATTTTCAGTTCATTCGGGGAAAGTTTTCCCTTGCTGATGACCAAATCCGTAATACCAATTTCAATTAGTTTATCTACAACTGTACCAGCAATTGGATCTTTTCTGTAAAAGAACCTGCACTCCTTTACTACCTCTCCGTAGTTTTTGTGCGGAGCCGAATCCATTTTATCTATGTCTTGAGGACCCCACGGAGTAGAGCTGGGAGACGTCATGAAGCTATATTGTGCCTTAGCTAACTGACTTTTTTCTATTCGTTCCATAATTTGTTATCCTGCGAACCAAGAGCTTTTCATTAGCTTCTGTCGCTTTTTTGTGAAGTCCATAGTTTCATGGACTAGATAGTAGGCTAGTATCGCACATAGGAGGGCTGCTGTGAAGTGGTCTTCGCCTTTCTTACCTCCTCGCTCGGTGAGCGTTTTATAAACAATTTCCCCAGTTACTGTTTTAGAATAAGTCATTCTCTCAAGTTCCGTAACCATTTCAAAATCTGTACTAGAAAATACGACTTTATGGTTATTAGCGTATTCTTGTAATACTGAAACAGCTAGGGGTTTTGTTTTAGTTTTAATCTCCTCACCATCTGAGTTTGTTCCCATAACAATAGCAGTAGAGAAATTGATCGGTATCAGTCTTTTATGATAATCCTTATGGGCATAGTCTAAGGATTCTTTCAATCTTTGGACAACCGGCTTACCAACACCACCCTCATCTATACCAATAATATAGGGTTTAAACTTAGAATCAAGAAGGTCAATAAACCGATCCTGAATGGTGTAGGATACTTTATTTAGGGTAATACGAGCGTGGAATTTAATTCTTCCGTAGCCATCTTGATATAGAATAATAATTGCTGTTGGTTCCGTATAACCTAAGTCAATCCCTATAATGCATTTATAAGACTTGTCTGGGATTTGTGGGATTAAGTTTGCACGGGTGATATAATCATCAATGTTCTCAGAAATTTCCCACCCATTAATAACCAATTTATAAACCGGGTTATTAATAATCTCAAAAGCTCCACGATCAAAGAGAGAAAATACAGGTTTTCCATGCAACCCGAGAACAAAATGAATGTAATCTTCAGAATCTTCCCCACCATATTGTTCAAGAGCACGTTGTCTATCTTCTTCAGAAAAACGTGGATTTTGAAGGGCGGAAACCCTGTGCTTAGAGTAGCTTGAGTTTTCTTGATCGGTATGGTAAAGAACATTTCCTTCTCGTAGGCCAGTAGGTACGCCTGAAGTTAGAAGTTTAAATCCAGGAGTAAAAGTATTCAAAGAGGGCTGTAATTCCTGAAAAACTCTGTGGGCGTAGTAGCCACTCTCATCTAACAATATAACCGGGGTATGTAAACCAATTACATTAGCACCGGTTCCACTTTGTCCTGCAATACGACATAAAAGAGTAGCTTGATTCAACAGTTTGACTGTATAATCTGACCCGTTAATACCACCCCGAGGTTCAATGAATTGTTTTAGAAAAGAATTACTTCTGAATAACCGAATAAGATTAGTAAACACAGGTTCCAGATGAACCTTAGAAGGAACTGTATATAGGATATAATCGTTTGGAAATACATTAAATACAAGATACCAAATCATCAGCGTTGATAGGCTGACCGTATTATGTGACCAAATATTATCAATTAGATGTGTACTATTATGGGGAACGGTTATAGAATAAGTTTCTTGTTTTTCCACAAGCCTTATGTTTTTTACCCGCACCCAGTTTATATCAGCGTTTATAAACTTAGAAAGCTCAGCATCAACATTTACAACCTTATTAATGGTTTCGTCCGTTGGAAAATATTTAAGGTGCCCCGTTGACCGTGATCGAGTTTTTCTATAAGCTCTATAAGACAGTATTGGGTATACTTTTGCCTGGTTATGTGGTTTTTCTGTAAGATACCACTGTAAAAGCTCTTCTAACTTTTTAGATTTTCGTTTTGTAAAAATACCAATATTTTCACGGAAAAGTTGAACATTCTCCACACCTTTTATCGAAAGGCACCAAGCACCAAGATAGGGGTTCTTTTTATAAGCTAATGAAGCGAACACCCCAAACCTGAATAGAAGATGTTGTACATCCCGTGCTAATCTTTCTGAAGTAGAGCAGTAGCCCACCTCATTAGCTGTGCACCAACCGTCATCCCCAAACAACCTATTGAGGAATAATGCTACTTTTCCTTTTTTTGATTTAAAAACCAGTTCTGGTACAAACTTATCATAGGAATGACATGATCTTAGTCCATGAGTAGATAAGAAGCTAAGGTATTGGTTTTTTATTTTCGGGTCTTTTTTTGAGATAAAGTATGTTATATCCTTTACACGCAAGTTACACCCAAAATACTCCGCGATTTTCTTAAGATCTTCGAAAACTTCCGGCTCTGTCGTAGTTATAGATCCGCAGTAATATGTCCCCTCGGCAATAAAATGTGCCAGAGTTATATATTCTATATCATCTGCGGACTCAACCCCAAAATATGGGGTATTTTTAGCCACGGCCAAGTAGTTACCTACCTCTAGCCTATCGGCGTTAACAAACCCACTATTTGTTAGGAACGGATGTTCTTTGGTTACTACTGTTTTGAGACCCTTATCAGTTTCAATTTCATAGCAATCTTGTGTCCCATTATATTCAACAAAGCACTCATTTACTTCCTGCTTCCAATCTTGGTTAATAGATAATATATTATGCAATCTCGTGGACTCATACCATTCCTTAGCAGAAAGATACTCTCCCGTGTCCGGGTTCATAATCATAGCAGACTCGTGGACGCACTTTCCAACTGCCCTACCACAGGCTAATGATTGGTAGTTACTAACATCAAGAAGAAATTCCTTTTGGTATACAGTAAAAGCAAATTTCTCTTCTCTATCTAACCGGTCCATGTTATATACAAACTCACCAAACAAGACCGGGTTTTTCATAATCTCATAGAATACTAAATCTTCTTGAGATACTAGTTCCTTAATTGCCATTAGGCTTTACTTCTCCAATAAGCAATGATTTTATCTTCCCCTTCTCGACTATCAATTTTATATGAGTTTGGTAAACGAACCCCACCAATCTCCGTTTCAGCCCCATTAAAGGGAACTGAGAATCTTTCCTTCATAAAATCTCCTCCCCATTTACGGATATAGTAATTCCGGTTTAGGTTGAAGAATTTATTATTAGATCCACCACTTCCTTGCTTGATAGTTCTACTCCAAAAATGAAAGTAA